CAGGGAACTCAGGGAACTGTTGGTTCTCAAGGTGTACAAGGTACTGTCGGTTCTCAAGGCACACAAGGTACTCTTGGAGCACAGGGAACCCAAGGCACACAAGGCGCTGAAGGTACTCAAGGTACATTAGGTACACAGGGTGCTACAGGTACATTTGGTGGAGAAACTTTTGAGTATAACTACCTAACTAATACCGCAGATACAGACCCAACTGCAGGTAACTACAAGTTTGACTCTACAACATTCTCATCTGTAACTGAACTGTACATCGATAACATCGATGCAAATGCAACTAACATTACTTCATTCCTTCAAACCATCGATGATTCAACGTCAGGTATCAAGGGAACAATCAAAGTAACAGATGTTACTGATCCTCTTAACTATGCATTCTTCCAGATTATTGGAAGTCACAATGAAAATTCTGGCGCTTACTTCACAGTTCCAGTTGCATACGTATCAGGACCACTAGCACTTGATAACAATGACAATACCTACTTAACATTTGCACGAGTCGGTGACAAGGGTGATACTGGTGCTCAAGGTACTACTGGTGCACAGGGTGTACAAGGTACAGTCGGTAGCCAGGGAACCCAGGGAACACTCGGAGCCCAAGGTACAACTGGTGCCCAAGGCACACAGGGTACAACTGGTACTCAAGGTACAGTCGGTTCTCAAGGAACTCAAGGCGTTCAAGGAACTCTTGGAGCCCAAGGTACACAGGGAACTAAGGGTACTGATGGTGCCCAAGGAACTCAAGGTACTGATGGAACTCAAGGTACCCAAGGTACAGCAGCGCTATGGAACTTTACAGGCGCTTACAATATGGGACTCCCATATGCAGTTGGCGATGTAGCAACTTACGAAGGACAGACTTGGTACCGCAAAAATGCTAATGGCGGTAACGTTGGAGACACCCCTTCAGAAGGAACCTTCTGGACATTACTTGCTGCACAAGGCGTACAGGGCACTGAAGGTGTTCAAGGTACTGTCGGTGCTCAAGGTACTGTTGGTGCTCAAGGCGCAGTCGGAGCCCAAGGTACTGTAGGTGCACAAGGTGCCACTGGTGCTCAAGGAACTCAGGGAACACTGGGTGCTCAAGGTACACAGGGTACCCTTGGTGCTCAAGGTACAGAGGGACACTCTGATCGCTACAAGACAACCTCTACAACCTCACGTTCAATTGCGGTAGCAAACAACGTAAGTTTTGTACTGGCTGATCCAGATCTTTCATACTCAGTAGGTCAGGACGTAGTAGTTGCTTACGATGTAAACAACAACATGTCTGCCACTGTAGTAAGTTACACATCAGGAACTAACACACTCGTTGTGAACGTCAATGACGTTAGAGGTTCAGGAACATACACTTCTTGGTCTATCAACCTCGATGGTGCTACTGGTGTACAAGGTACAACTGGAGCCCAGGGTACAACAGGTACACAAGGAACTACAGGAGCCCAAGGAACCACTGGTGCACAAGGTACCTCTGGTCAACTTGGAACTTATGCAGAGACCATCACTGGAACCTCTACAGACGGTGGAGCAACTGGAACTACACAGTTCACAATTACACACAACCTAGGTACTACAGACATCATGGTCACAGTCTGGGATACCACTACAAAGGCTGAAGTTGTAACTGACATTGTGTACGTAACAACTAACACAGTCACAATCGGATTTGCAATCGCCCCAGTTACAACTCAGTCATACAGAGTGGTAGTCAAGGCGTAACACATGAGCAAAAAGGCACTCGTCCCAGTTAACGTGCTGTCCAGTAGGAACTCTCCTACTGGCCAGTACTCTGGCGACGTGTACTTTAATGAGAACACACAGAGTCTCTTTATTTATAACGGCGGTTCATGGATCGAATTCATTCCAACTGTAGCCTCTGAGAATGGTGGAACTCCAAGTTCTACCTACACAGGGTTACAGGTAGATGGTGGAATCCCAGGACCGCAAACCTTTGAATACACATATGATGGAGGTACGTTCCAGTGACAGTTAAGATTCAAGTACGTAGAGGTACTGCGACTCAGTGGAATACCGCTGATCCAACACTGTCTGCTGGTGAGATTGGTTTTGAGACCAACACTGGGAAGTTTAAGGTTGGTAACGGCACAGATGTATGGAGCGATCTAGAGTACTTCGTTGACTCAGCAGCGATTGCTACACTCATTAGCGGTGCGGCCCTTGACAACACTGATGATCTTCCTCAGGGAACAACTAATCTTTACCACACTGTTCAGCATGTTTACGATGCGCTAGATAGCGGTGCTCTACAGAACATCAACATCTCTTACAGCAATGGTGCTATAGATATCTCTGTCCCAACAGTTCAAGGAACAACAGGATCTCAAGGTACGCAAGGTGTACAGGGAATCCAAGGTATTCAGGGAACACAGGGTGTGCAAGGAGTACAAGGCGTCCAGGGTGTTCAAGGCGTGCAGGGAGTACAGGGTCTACAAGGACCTCAAGGCACACAAGGAACTGCAGGTTTTGTTGGTTCTAACGGAGCGCAAGGAACCCAAGGAACTGACGGTACACAGGGTGCACAGGGCACGCAAGGAACTCAAGGCACACAAGGAGTTCAAGGCGTACAGGGCACTGAAGGTACACAAGGCGCTCAAGGAACTCAAGGTACACAGGGTGTACAAGGAAAAGAAGGTGTAGGTACTCAAGGAACTCTTGGTGCTCAAGGTACTCAGGGTGTTATGGGTACATCTGGTGGTTCTACATCTAACTTTAACTACGTATTTGATGCAACTACTTCAGATGCAAAACCAGGTAATGGTCAATTAAGACTTAATAATGCAACACAAACTTCTGCTACTTTTATTTATGTAGATCATCTCAACGACTCAGGCGTTGATATTGATGTCTATTTGGGCCTCGTAAAACAATACGACAACATCATTATTCAGAAAAAAGCCGATTCAGATGTTTACATTACATTCGAAGTTACTGGTTCACCTACAGTTGTTTCTAACAGTTATGTAAAGATTCCAGTAACTAGAGTTGGCGATGGTGGTTCTGGCAACAACTCGTTTACTGGCGGAATGAACCTTGAACTTGTTCTCTTCACAACTGGTCTTCAAGGCCCAGTTGGTGCACAGGGTGCTGTTGGACCACAAGGTACACAAGGTGTACAAGGAACTACTGGCGCCCAAGGTGTGCAAGGCACACAGGGAACTCAAGGTACTCAGGGCACTGTTGGTGCACAGGGTGCTACTGGAGCCCAGGGTGTTCAGGGTACTCAAGGAACCCAAGGTACACAAGGAACTCTTGGTGCTACAGGTGCTCAAGGTGCGCTAGGAACCCAGGGAGCAACAGGAGCCCAAGGCGTACAGGGTACGCAAGGAGTTCAAGGTGTGCAAGGCACATTTGGTATTCAAGGTGTACAAGGAACATTGGGTGCTCAAGGAACTATTGGATCAGAATCTGCAAACCCTACAGTCACCGTTCTTCTCTTTGGTGGGATGTAACTAAAGCAGTTCTGTACTACCCCGATGTATCTGGCTGACTTGTGCTGCCTCTTGTAAGAATTTAATGGGGCGGTATACACCTGGCTTTACTGTGAAGGTATTAAAGGTCATCTGATCTTCTTCCTTCTTCATGCGGAAATTAAAGATGTACCAATCAATTGGGCAGTTGATGCCTCGTGATTCCACATCCTCAACTGCACGCTGTGCACCCTTGCGACTGACTGCATACCCAGCACAGGACCACTGCTGATATGAGCGGCAAGTAAACTCCTCACCAAGATCATGCGCTGCCTCGTTATAGGCAAACAGAGAGTCATCTGGAACAAAGAAAGAGAAGAAGTCCCAGATGGGCATTAACTCCTGCATGTACATGGTGACAATCTCTTTGAAATTCTTGCTCACCAAGATGTCATCTTCAAAGATGATCAGGGTGTCGTAATCTGTCTCTAAGAACTTCTTATACGCTAGATAGTTACTAGCCCACACACCAATGACACCAGCAGATGGTGGGAATGTCTCACCTGGCTGGCAGTAGTCATGGACTGTGTTGACTTTAAAGTCAGGTGTCTGATTGACAAACGCCTCAGCCTTATCTGCTGTATTTAAATACATGGTGGGTGAACTCAGACGAGGCAAGAAAGAGAGCGCCTCTACAATTCCTTCATAGGATTTATTACGTAAGTTATTTCCAGTATCAGTATGGAAGACCTCATAGCAGGCGTTATCTAGCACTTCTCAATCCACAACTGATAGCCAGATTCAATGATCGTGTACTGATCCTTACACACCTCTAGGAAGCCGTCTACGCCTCTCTTAGGCTCTAGGAAGGGGTCTCCGTTGTAGTTCCATAGGTAATCATCAAATGCCATGACGCCACCTGACTCAAGGAGTTTGAAGGCGTTGAGTCCATCGAGTGCTGTCTGTAACGCAGTGTGATCGCCATCGATGTAGATGAAGTTATAGGTGCGAGATGGTCGGTTGAAGAACTCATCGCTAGTCATCTTGTGCTTGGTAATGCGTGGGTCTTTGAACCGTGAGTCGTAGTAGTCCTCTACGGAAGTAAAATCAATCTGATCATGTGCTACCTCTTCACTTCCCTCCCAGGTATCTACATCGTCGAGGTACTCGATCTCGCAGTTGTCGATCAGCCACTCTGTGGCATCACCTGTATAGGTGCCGATCTGTAATGCACGAAGTGGCACATTGGGCACATGACGGAAGTACTTCTCTACACTCTTAAACCAATTAGGAAACATATTAGAACAACTTTAAGTTATTGAGGCAACCGCTTACATACTCTGGTGCCATCTTGTGATCATCGAGTAGATGCTGGAATAGAACTTTACTCTCTTCTTTGCGGCCTAACCACCAGCCTGCTACAGCCTTCTCAAACATCAAGCAGTAGGAGCCGTTGTACTCAACGTATCCTGGCAATGCATTATGGAAGGTGGTGGTTGCATAGAGCAGACCCATCTCGGCATAGGTGTAGCACTGCTGGTACTCCTTATTGCGTTCATGAATTCTAGAGAGGATAAAGTACGCCTCTGGACGGTTAGGCAAGTACGCAACAGCCTGCATCAAGTTGTTGTACACGGTGCGGCCGCGATCGCCTTGGTAGGACCAGCACAACGACATCTTGATAAGTGATGTGTAAGTGATGAGTGGGTGCGTCTTG